CGTGTGCATGACTGTGAGCATGGAGTCTCCTATTGATCTATGTCCTTTGGGCGCACAGCCTATACCGGACTTCTCTGATGATTATGCTATGAATGATCTTCTCGACCTCGAGGCCTCTGTATCACAGGACTCACCACCTACGCCTCCTTCTTCTCCTATTACTGTTGTGAACCCTATAGTTGAGGGTGCCACCACTACCAGCCCTACAGGCAAAGCAAAGCATGAACGAAAGTTCCGACTACACGCAAAGGCAATCTTTGCTACCTGGCCACAGTGTTCGAAGCCAAAGAACCAGATATTGACGTTGATCAAGCAACTACCGAACTACGACTGGTGTATTGTGTGTGAAGAAAAACACGAAGATGGAAGCGACCACCGCCATGCGATTATCGTCTTCAAGAAGAAACTGAACATCAAGGACCCGAAGCACTTCGACTTCCTGACTGACACGCATGGCCACTACGAAGGTGTGAAAAACCTACGTAGCTGTGTTGAATACGTGACGAAAGATAGCCAATACGTTTGTGACAACTGCGATGTTGACCTTCTTCTGAAAAAACCCACTGTATCCAAGAGCACCTCTATTGCTAACGAGATAATGAATGGCAAGACTGCGTTGGACATCATGACGATGGAACCGGGTTTTTATCTGCTCCACTCAAAACAAGTGAAGGAGTTTGCGCACGAGTGGAGCGAAGCGCAGCAAGAATCAACGTTGTTAGGTTGGCAGGAGATACCGATCACCTTGAATGGCTACCAAGACCACATATCGATCGTGCGTTGGCTCAACTTGAATGTCAAGAGAGCCTTGGAGAAGACACGCACGCTGGGAATGAAGCAACTGTTTTTGTGGGGGAAGACACAACTTGGCAAAAGTACGATGGCAATGAAGATCGCGACGATGGTGAAGACTTTTTTTGCGACTTCATCTGAGCATTTCTTTAATGGACTTAACGATACTTACGTCGTTGTTGTGTTTGATGAGTTCCATGGACAACAAACGATCACCTACATGAACCAATTCGTTGATGGACAACAGATGGTCGTGCCACAGAAGGGAACGCAGTACTACAAGAAGGCGAACCCAGCTGTGATTATCCTGAGCAACTACCCACCAGAGCGATGCTATCCCAAGATCTACGAAGAGAACCGAGAGCACTTCGACGCCTTTGTTCGTCGTTTCGATGTGATTGAAGTCACTCATCCTTTGTTTGCTCTCTTATAATTATTTTACATATCTCCCCCTCTATAGCTTTATGCGCAAAAAAATTAATGAATAGCTAATACATATGTGTTTACAAACACAATGCCTCCCGGGGGAGCCTCAATAAGAGACACTTACATATCACGAAAACGCACACGAACGTTGCCATAGCAACTGCACTCCGTGTTGCCATCATTAACAGTACCATGCATCAACAGATACAACGCACCAGACTGAATATCCGCAACAGTGCCAGCATCACCACTATTGAACGTAGTTTGCAAACCATGCAAACCACGATACTTCTTCACGACCATCTGATCGTGAACACCACCAGGAGCAGACACCGTCATATGCTTCGACGCCAACACCGTGAACCGATTACGGTTATCCAACACACGAGGCGAACTCGGATCACTGATCGAGGTATAAATCAACGGAATGGTAGGGGCAACACCATTCGGAAATCGATCATAGACAATAGCCCAACGGATGTTCTGATTGACGGTGGTCGCAGACCCATACACAGTGCCGTCAAAGTTGACAGACACCAAATCCACCTGACGGCCAACACGCTCCGAGATATCGTCACCACGCGCAATACCATTCAACAGAATCATATCACCAACAGTGTTGATATCACTATCAATCAACGTATCCTTGACCTTCAACTCACCGCGAGAACCGCGACCATAGCCACCTGGACGCACACTACGGGCCGCCATCAAGCGGCCAAGACGCGCCGCACTACGCGCTTTGCGGACACCTGATCGCTTACGGCCAATATAACCACGACCTGGCTGGTGCAAGACGGCACTGCGACGACGAATCCAATCCATAGAAGACGACGACATGACATGAAAACAGTAGCAGAAAAGAAAACAAAACTACTAGTTTAAGAATCTACAAGACATATCCGGACCGCCTCGCTGCGCTCGGCGCGCTCGCTTCGCTCGCGGGGACCCCGGACCCCACTGCCGCTGTAATATTATGCGGCAGTGGCGGGGTCCCGCCGAGCCGGGACCGGACCGGAGTTGACCCTAAGAACTAATCAGTGTAAGTTATGGTTCAAAGCGAGTGCTGAACTACTACCGGATCAGAGTTATAATTTGATGCTCACTCAGACGTCGGCCTTCGGCCTCCGCCCTTCGGGTGCTGCTCCGCAGCATCTTCGCTCCGCGTATTAGTGTGTGATTGATATTATTATGTGACTGATATTACTATGTTACCGAACCCGGTCAAGTGTCCCACCAGGTCAGGTTCCGACATTGCACTTAAGGAGAGCACACAGAGGGAACACACAGGTTATACACGGTACTATAGAGTGTGCGTGTGCATGACTGTGAGCATGGAGTCTCCTATTGATCTATGTCCTTTGGGCGCACAGCCTATACCGGACTTCTCTGATGATTATGCTATGAATGATCTTCTCGACCTCGAGGCCTCTGTA